GCTGTAGAACTGTTGACGTCAAAAGACTGTATTTTTTCAGATCCATTAGATGCAATTGCAAGACTACCAAACTGTAAGAATTGCCATCTATTTGTACCTGTATATCCACCTGCTTTAGACTCATCTACTAAAGATAAGTCTGTATTGTCTACTTTAAATAGTTTAGTAGCACCACCAGCAAAGATAAATACGTCATTGTCTAGTTTAGCAGCAAAGCAATTATTCAAGTCTTCTGAAGCTGCACCTGAAAATGTTACTGCTGACTTAAATGGACCATATCCTACAGCTAAAGGAATAACGTTATTAGCTTCTGATACTGTATCTAATATACTAGGTTGGTCAGGTAACCAGTCTTTAAAAGCTATGCGTTGTACTGGCATATTAAGCCTTCATAATATAGCAAAGTGCATAGTATGGAGGTAAGTTAGCATTAGTGCCACTAGAACCTGTTGTAGAGTTAGCAACTGTAATACCTGTTGTAGCGGTAGATGTAGTAGTTGTAACACCACCACGATAACCTGGATTTCCGCCAGCACCAACAACGTCTATAGTAGTAGGAATTGTATGAGAGTGACCAGGGTCTGTAACTGTTGCAGTATGAGTATGACTTACTACAATAGCATCTGCACTACCACCAGTTGCACCTACAGCGTAAGTAGATGTAGCACCTACTACAAAACGGTTACGTAAGTCTGGTGTAGAACTTGAACCATCACATAATAACCAACCACTAGGAATAGTTGCTGAAGAACCTGACCATAGCATTATCATACCAGCTACAAACGCACTACCCCATGTAGGAGTATTACTACCACCTGCTGATAACAATACTTGACCAGAAGCACCTGCAGTTCCGTCTAATTGGAAAGCACCTGTTACGTTAAGTGTGCCAGAAGCTAACGCTTGACCTGATGCAACTAATGTACCTGCTACTGTAAATGGGTCACCACTAGAACCTGTTTGTTGGTCTTTTAGTAATGACATTAAGCTACGAATAGCATTATTTATGTTAGCTGGTGAACAACCTTCAGCAATATTGATATTGGTAATATCCGTATTATCTGCTGCTGTTGAACTAAATTCTGAAATTTTGGTTTTTGCCATGTTTTATCCTTATTGTAACCAAATGTCTGTACTTGGAGTAATATCAGTCCAAGTTTCTGTTCCTGCTGTAACTACTGTCCACGTGTCTGAAGAAGGTGATGATGCTGTCCATGTTTCTGAGCCTGCTGATATTGGTGTCCATGTTTCTATACCTGGAATTATAGGATTCCAATTAGAACTTAAACCTGGTAAAGAGCTAAATGGAATTTCTGAAAATGCACTTACACCAAACATTATTTAACTTCCAATGTTTCTATACGAGCTTTTAGGTCGTTGATGATAGTTTGTTGTTCTTGGATGGCTTTTGTAAGTATAGGAATAATGTTTTGGTATGCAACACTCATATATTCGCCACCTTGCTGCACGATACCGTCTACATAATTTTTACCTTCTAAAGCTACAAGCAATTCTTGAGCAATAAAACCTGTTTGTGTGCTTTGGTCTTTTGACCAACTTTCTTTATATTTGTATGTAACAGGATTAAGTTTAGCAACAACATCTAGTCCAGAATCTATAGAAACAATGTTTTCTTTAATTCTAGCGTCAGAACCATTTACATAAGCACCAGCTCCCCAAACACCTGTACCATTACATTGTAAGTTATATGCACCTTGGTCTGTAGTTCCAGCAATATAAACTTCACCACCAGAGGTTATACGCATACGTTCTGCGGATGCTGTGTAATCATAAAAAACTAACGGACCACTATTGGTAATACCCCAAATCTGAGCAGTTGCGTTTGTTTTATTTAAAACTACGCCAATGTTATGAGTTGCAGCAGAACCTTGAACATTTAATAAATGTACATCAGTTACAGTAGTTCCACCAATCGCTACACGCTGTGATGTATCTATAGTAAGAGCTGTTGTGCCTGCTGACTGAAGTGTAAGAGCTGTAGCTGCACCAGCATTAATGATAGGTGCTACTACTGTTCCAGTACATGTTGGTGATGTAAGTGTTTTGTTAGTAAGTGTATCTGTAGTTGCACGACCAACTAATGTATCTGTAGATGTAGGAAGTGTTAATGTTCCTATGTTAGATATAGAAGATATAATTGGTGTTGTTAATGTTTTAGAGGAAAGAGTTTGTGTATCTGTTGTGCCTACAATAGCTCCACTAGGTGCTGCAAGAGTAGTTCCCCATGATGTGCCAGATGTAACAACTGCAATACCTGTACCTGATGGATAAGTCATACCACCACCACCAGAAGCACTTAGTGTTCCTGTAATAAATGATAATCCTGAACCTACTGTTACATTGCTAAATCCACCTGAACCATTACCGTAAAGAATTGAAGTGCCAGAAGTTGCTGGTGCTTTACTATTAAATGTAGTCCAATCAGTAGATGTTAAATATCCATTTACAGATGTTGTAGCTGCTGCCATAGATATAACTGGAGTAGTAGTACCTGTAGCTACTGATACTGGAGATGTACCTGTAACAGAAGTAACTGTTCCTGGTGTGTATCCTAATGCTGTAGTAACGTCTAAAGATGTAATATTTGCTACACTTGAAGCGTTTTGGTAAATACTTTTTTCAGCAGGATATGTTACAAACACATCTTTTGTGCCTGCACTAAAATTTACTAAACTACCACCATTGCTAGATTCTAATACAGTATCACGAGATAAAGTTGTGTTTGATGACGTATATGTGCCTAGACCTACTTCCCATTCTGTTCCACCTACAATAGAGTAATAAGTAGTATTAGCGTTACCAATAGTAGAGAATGATTGAAAGCCAGATGATGCACCTGCAAGCGTAATAGTTCCTGTGCCTGTAGTAATAGTGGTTTCTTTAACCCTATCTTTTAACACTAAAGCCATAATATTTTCCTTATCTTGGCGTTACGCTTAATGTTGTATATGCGTATGTTTGACCTAAGTCACTCTTCTGAATATTAGCAATTGCTCTGTCGTATAATGCTGACCATGTTGCTACTCTTGGGTCATTCATAAGATACGGTTCTGCTTCTGCTAATGTTGCGTAAAGTAAAGCGTCTGGATAGTATGCTAAGAACAAGTTACTAGCTGTTGTGCTAGAAATAAATGTAGGTTGAGCATAGTATAAAATTTGAATGGTGTAATCTGTATCTTGAGTAGGTGCAAACTGAAACTCTGTGCCTAACATTGTAAAGTAATGTGAACGACCTGATAATGTTGTTTGACCATTACGGAAGAACAAGTCAGGTGTTTGGAACTCTAACAGAATAGGTGGATTACCCTGAAAGTGCATCTCTCTTAACTCTAAGAAGTCAGTAGGAAATGCTACCTTGTTATCTGTAGGAGTAGTTGTTGCTACTTTTAACATAGCTTCTGTTCTTAAATCACGAGTCATTCTTAACTGTGCCATCTGAATAAAGTCAGGTATGACAGTTGTCAAGTCTGTTCGTGCTAAGTAACTCTCTACTGTAGTTACAAAGCTAGTATAGGTTGTAAATGCCATCTAATTGTCCTTTTAATCTATCCCAGCACTTGTCCATCTCATCTTTATGCCATTCACTTGCAGCTAATGAGCTTAACCATGCTGTTCTGTCAAAATATGTTAAGTTTTCTATGTCTTTAATGTTATTGGATACAGGGTTTGCAGGGCTATAAGGTGAACCTATGACAGGGACACCACGAATAAGTGCTTCTACATCTGCGACACTACCAAAACTCACAATGACATGAGCTTTTTCTAATGTTTGTTTAAAGTCACCTTCGCCTTTACGCTTAATGACAATCTTTCTTTCTGTATGTTTTCTAATCTCTTCTATTGTTGTGTCTAACCAAAGAGAAGCATTGTAAATGTATGATATTTTCTCTGCTGGAGGTAACACAACTACGTTTTCACCACTACGATACTCGTGAACTTTAGGTGTTTCTCTATCTGATACACGCCAATCTGTGCAATGGTAGTTATTAACACAGAATCTAGCCCATTCTAATTCAGATGACCTGTGAAAGTAGCCATGGTCTATCAGAATATAGGGTATGTTTTGTTCTCTACAGGCTATTTGTATCTTATCTGCGCCATGTAAATTACCTACTACGACTGGAATAGACTTACCATCCCATTCCCTTGTTAAAATGCCCTTACAATGCTTTTGCAAGCGTTTTAAGACGTTATCTCTGCGTTCTATGCCACTCAGTATTAACTGCATCTAAAACCTGTTCTACGGTGATTGCTTTGCTTTTTAGAAGGCAATGTTGACATACGCTATCATAAGTCCCACATGGCTCTGAACCGTCATGTATATTTCTATGGGTATCATATCCTAAGTGCCTTGGTGAAGTAAAACCTGTCCATATCACTACGGAAGGTATGCCTAATGCTGCTGCTGCATGATGTAAACCACCATCTGTGCCTACAAATAACTTTGCTTTACTTAATACTTGTAATGCGTCTCTAAAAGTATTTGTTTCTTTCCACTTTGTATATCGTTTTACAGTAACATCACCTAACTGTAGCCATGGTAAGTCATGTTTAAATAACTCTTCCCATTTATCCCATGCTTTATTAACTGTGTGTGCATAGACTCTTTTAACATTAGGCTCTACTACTATGTAGTCCTTATCTATCTTATCTATGACTTCTTGTTCTTGTTCACTAAAGTATATTTCGCCTACTCTAGGCTTATAGTCATCATTGAATAATAACTTACCTTTATGTGTACCTTTAAGATAAGGTCTACTGCTAGGATAGTTATTAACCCATACGACATCTGTATCATCTTTAAATGCCATTCTAGGGTTATTAGAAAAGACTTGTATGTCAGTAAACATTCTACTGCCATCACCTAGCTTTACTTTCTTACCGGTTCTTTCGTTAGCTTCTTTAGCATCACCTGATGCCATTAACCAATCACCAAGTCCCATTTAACTGCTTAGCCACTTTATTGATAACTTCTTTCCAAGTATCATTGTCTTGGTAGATAATTCTCATGTGACGATACCAAGGCATACTAGGTTGAGCATAACGCCATTGATGCCATGTAGGAACTAGACACCATGTCTTTACTCCCATAGCTGCTGCACAATGTTGAGCAGTCGTATTGACACCTAAGACCATATCACATTCAGCTATTAAAGCTGCTGTATCATCATAGTCTTTTGCACTTGTTGCAAAATCAAAGTATTTAACACCGTCTAATTTGCGTTCTACGCTATAATCTAAACTGACTATCACATAGTCTTTGAGCTTTAATAATGGTTCTATGTCTTCTTGTGTGAGTTCACGACCTTTAGCGTTAGTATGTTTAATACCACCTTTAGTCGTAAGACCTATAACTTTCTTACCCCATGAGTCAAATAACCCACGCCACATAGTGCGTCTTTCAGGGTCAGCTTTTAGATAAGGTGTGCCAGGAAAGTCTTTATTCGTATGTCTAAAGAACTGTGGTAAACCACCTATGGCACATCTTTAATCAAACTTCTTATCTGCTAACCATTCAGGGCTATCTTCTTTACGAGTGCCATGCACTTCTGCTTCTGGAAAGCTACGTTTAAATAATCCTTCTAATCTTGGGTCACAGTCTATATAGACTTGTTTACTAGAACTAATAGCATCAGGAATACAGCTACCATAAAATATCTCATCACCTAGACCTTGTTCGCCATAGATAATAAGTGTTTTGTCTTTAGTGCCATCCCATCTTACTTCGTCACCATATACCCATTCTTTACGGAACTTACCACCTAGTGACTTATGCCATTCTGCCCAACCTTTATCCCATTCACCTTTAGCTAGGTAAGTGTGTGCTAGGTTTAGTTGACCATGTAAGTCGTTAGGGTTACATTCTAAAGCCATCTTACAGGCTTTCTCTGCATCATCCCATTTAGATGTTTGTACTAGCGTTGCTGCTGCATTAGAATAAGCTAATGCGTATGTAGGGTCTAATTCTGCTGACTTTAAGAAATACTTTAGAGCATCTTCATACATGTTTAGTTCATGTGCTGCACGACCTAGTGATGTCCATATAGCTTTATTGCCTGGCATCTCTTGTAATGCTCTACGAAAGAACTGATATGCAAATGCAGGCTTATCGCCCATTAACCAGATATAACCTAAGAAGTTTAGTGTAGCAGCTTCATTAGGATATTCTTCTAATACAGAATATATAAGTGGCAATGCTTCGTCATACTTTTCCTGATTGATAAGGTCATGTATGGCTAATTGTATCTTTTGTATTTCTTCTTTATCCATTCTTTGTTGTGAGCTTTAGATATGGATAGTTTTCGTTTATTTCTTTTATGAGTTCTTTAGTTTGGTGTGGGTTATACATATCTATACCCTTTTGCTTTAACTGCATTTCCACTACAGGTGGAATACTAGCAAAGTGTGCCCACTCTTCTTGAACACCTTTATTCCAAATTTCAGGGTTATCTCTTGCTTGTTTAATCTTGTCTAACATGCCACTCAAATCTTGAGTAGAGGTTAGGTAGTATGTATCTTTAGCTGGGTCATAGTCAAAGTACTGACTTACACCTGTTACGCTATTGTGGTCAAATAATATCGGCATAATAAAAATACAACAGAGGGAAAATTAATTCCCTCCATTATATCATATCTAATTACTAAGCACCTACGTTTTGAATCTTAGCATGTGCATCTGGGTTTTGAACCACAAGTGCGTACTCTGCTGTTAAGAGCCATTTTGTTGAGTCACCAGTCTTAGCAAGTTCTTCTTTGCTTAAAGGACGTAGTGAAGCTAAACCAACGTAGCCTGGGTCAATACATAAAACTGCTTCATTACGCATGAAACGGTCAAGTTTTACAGTATGGTTACCGAAGTCAGAAACGTAAACGTCTGCTGCACCAGTAATTGAAGCCTGTGCTTTAACTTGTACGTCTACAAACTTAGTAGCAATACCAGCAAAGCCAGAGAAACGTGACTTGTTAGTAGCTGACATAAGAATTGTTGATGGCTCGCCACCGTCTGTCCAAGCTAATTGTAAAGCTGACTTTAAGTCTGCTTCAATGAATGTTACTGCTGTACCGTCTGTAGGAGCTGCAACTGTACCGTTTACAAAGCCAGGAGTTGTACCTGATGTAGAACCTGTAGCTAATACTCGGTTAGTAATCCAAGACTCAATACCTGCTGATGTACGAGCTGTTGCTGCACCACCTGCTGAAGATGCTTGGTTACGTACTAAAGCATACTCCATGTCACGTTTCATTTCTTTACCAGCTTTCATAAGTTGGTAAGCAACTTCAGACTTACGACCATACTTACGTACTACGTCATATGTGTTTGAAATTTGAACTGTTTTGCGTGAAATTTGAGTATAGTTGCCTAATACTGTTGTTGCTGCTAATGTTGCGAATGAAGCGTCATCACCTTCAACTGAAGCGTTAGTAGCTGCTGCTGCTAATGCGTCTGTTTGCCATTGATGGTAAGTTTGACCTGCTGACATTCTTTTTGCCATTGATAACAATGGTGTGTCTTCTGGAGAAATATCAAAAATGATATCTTCAAAAGACTCCGCTATACCTTTACCGGTATAACTATTGGTTGCTGATGTTGCCATGATTATGGTTTCCTTTGTAAATTAAAGCATGTTTTCTATAAGTTTTTGAGCTGCATCTGACTTACCTGTTTTACGTAATTGCTCACGTAATTGACGGTGGTTAGAGTTAGCTTCCGCTTTAGTATCTTTAGAACCAGGTTTCACTACTGGTTTAGCACTTGATACTTTTTTCTTTACAGTAGAATTCTGTTGAAGTTTTCGCCATTGCATAGCGTCATGCAATACCTTTACGTGACGAGGGTCAACAATTGAATTGAGTTCTGCATCTGAAAAACCATAATCCTTGCCAGTAGATAACAATGCTTGGTTAGTCTCAGGACTCCAATTTGGTATCTCTTTAGCTAGAATTTCTTTTCCTTTAGCTATCTTCTCAGCCATCAATTGCGTTTGCTTCTGAACGACTTCTTGCTTCTTGGCTTCAAACTGTGAAACGAGTGTACTACGTTCTTGCTGTAGTTGGTTATATGTAAAGAAAAGTTTTTGCGCTTCCACAAAATCATTATCAGACAATTGTTGCCAATTCACGTTAGCATATTGGTTTAATTGTTGGTCTAATGCTGTGATCTTTGCTACATCTTCAATCAACACATTGTTAAGTTGCATTTGTTCTTGAAAGGCTTGCTCTTGAGCTTTTATACTCTCAGCATAGGCTTCTAGCTCTTTACGTTGTTCTGCTACTTGTTGTGTCTTTTGTGTGTAGTCTAAGCCTTGTTGTGCTAATGCTACGACTTCGTCTAGTGGCTTTTCAACATCTTCACCATTAACTTTTAGCTTTAGGATAGCAGGAACTTCATCTTCTTCAGACTGTTCTTCTTCCTCAGCTTCTGCTTCTGGTTCTTCGTCTGTTGCTTCTTCCGTCTGTACTTCTTCAGTAGTTTCAGCTTCTGCTTCAGCCTCTAGTGGTGGTTGTTCTCTTTCTTCTTCTTGAACTTCAGTTGGTTTAACATCAGTTACAATACTATCACCTAGCATAGCCTCTAATCGGCTTTGTGGTGACTGTTCTACGACTTGGTCACTCATAATATTTTCCTTGAAATTAGACAATAAAAAAGACTCCTAAGAGTCCTAAGTGGGCTTGTCCTTACCCAAATATCTTAAACTTAGGTCTGTCCGTTTGGATAGATGCTAACTTACCTGTTTGCATAACGTCAGTAAGTTGCTTGTTAATTTGGTTTAATAACTGTAGTGCGATTACTAATTTGTTGTGAGTTTTCTCATCACCTAGTGGACTTGTTGTCATACTAGCTACG